TCCCACAATACGCTTAACCTCGGCCTTACGGTTGAGCGATTAGTGCAGGAGCTTGAGGATAACTTCCCTCAGTTCCTGCCTCAACCAAACGATTCAGCGAACATGATCATGTACAAGAGTGGTCAACGTTCAGTGGTCGAGTGGATAAACCATCGAATAGCAGAGGAATGACAAGGCCATTTGTTCTTTTGCTTGTACAGACCCAACAACTGTGAAGACTTAACTTACGATCAAAAGGAGAACTAAAATGGCTAAAGGTGGAAAAGGGTCATCTAAGGATAAGAGCGGAAACCGCGACAACAATGGCGGAGGCAAGGGAACTGGTAACAACGGTGGAAGCCGCAGCAGTAATAACGGAAACTCTCAGCGTCCGTCAGGCAACCAAGGAAGTCCATATCGCGACGGTGTCACGTACAAGTTAAACGATCAAGGTACAGGTATTGCTCGCCAGGTTTCTGGTGGTCAGGGGTCCTCGCAAAAAGGAAGCGGAGTTGGTCAAGCACTACGTAGTGCTGGTGCCAATGGAAACCTTAGCAAGAAAGAGCTGCTAAAGATTTCAAAAGACTCGGGTAAAAGTACTGATCGAATTATCCAGCGACTAGATAAGGTTAACGCCAAAGGAGCTGATAAAGGACGGGCACCTATTGGCCTTGGGAGTGCTGCGTACAACTCTCTGCTGAAAGTTCCTACGTCACGAACCATTTATGGTAAGACGATGTCGGAATTGGGACTGAAGGATAGGTACGCCAACTACGGAAGCGGTCCTATTGGCAAGGCTATTATTCAAGGCAAAGGTAGTTCTGATTACTACGGCAATACAGTGCCTGGTACTGGCAAGATCCCCAAAGGTCAACAAGTATTTGGTTCCTACAACAACGCCCCTCAGGTTCAGATTAAGCCAAAGAATAATGTGAATTCTGGGTACTACGGACCTGGATCTGGTAATGGTAATCCTACGCCTAATGTTGATCCAGTTACAGATCCAGTGACGGACCCGATCACTGATCCAATCACTGAACCAACGCCAGACCCTTCACCCACTCCCGATCCACTCGGGGCTATGGGAGGGTCAAACTCCAGTGTTGATGGCAGTGCGACATCAATCCGTCGCAAGAAGTCCAGTGCCCGTGATTCGGGTCTAACAAGTCGCGGCACTGGTCAATTCCGCAATTCCCTTAAGGTCGGATCAGCATCCGGCATTAATCTTGGTATGTAAAGATGTCTGCTCGTACACGGTATGACTATCTCACACGTAACCGTACACAGTTTCTAGACGTTGCTGTTCAGTGCTCCGAACTAACCCTTCCTTACCTAATTCAACAGGAAGAGTACGTAGGACGAAACAACTATAAGCGACTCATTACACCGTGGCAAAGCGTTGGCGCAAAGGGCGTAGTCACTCTGGCATCTAAATTGATGCTAGCCCTACTACCTCCACAGACCAGCTTCTTTAAGCTACAGATAAATGATTCCAAGTTAGGTGTTGAACTTCCAGCAGAGGCTAGGTCTGAACTTGACCTAAGCTTTGCCAAGCTTGAACGTATGGTGATGGACTCAATCGCTGCAAGCAGTGATCGGGTTGTGATTCACCAAGCAATCAAGCACCTTGTGGTTGGAGGTAATGCTCTGATCTACATGGGTAAGGAAGGTCTTAAGTTGTACCCACTAAACAGGTACGTCGTAGATCGCGATGGCAACGGTCAGGTGATTGAGATCGTCACCAAGGAGCGCATCAGTAAGAAGCTATTGGGACCACTGGCTACGGCTGTGCCCAATGCTCCTGGTGATGACGGCTCAAATGATGAAGAAGATGTAGAAGTCTTCACTCATGTCCGACGTGATAACAACCGTTGGATCTGGCACCAAGAAGTGCTGGATAAGATCATTCCTGGCTCAATGGGTAAAGCACCGATTGACGCTAGCCCATGGCTTCCGTTGCGGTTCAATACCGTTGATGGTGAATGCTTCGGACGTGGTCGCGTTGAGGAGTTCCTCGGCGACCTACGTTCTCTTGAAGCGTTAATGCAGGCCCTTGTGGAAGGCTCTGCAGCTGCTGCAAAGGTTGTCTTTGTAGTATCCCCCTCTTCCACCACTAAGCCCCAGACAATCGCTGCTGCGGGCAACGGAGCCATCGTTCAGGGTCGACCTGAAGACATTGGTGTTATTCAGGTTGGTAAGACTGCTGACTTCCGAACAGCTTCTGAAATGGCAGGGACACTTGAGCGTCGGATCAGTGAAGCAATGCTTGTACTGAATCCACGCCAGAGTGAACGCACTACTGCAGAAGAAGTCCGAATGACTCAGATGGAATTAGAGCAGCAGTTGGGGGGACTATTCTCCCTGTTGACTGTTGAGTTTCTGATTCCTTACCTGAATCGCAAACTCAATGTGATGCAACGCACTGGTGAAATTGCAAGGCTGCCAAAAGGTCTGGTCAATCCAACCATCGTTGCAGGTATCAATGCATTGGGTCGTGGTCAAGATAGGGAGAGTCTCACCTCTTTCCTCCAGACCATTGCCCAGACCATTGGTCCTGAAGCCCTGGGTAAATACATCAACCCTGACGAGGCAATCAAGCGACTTGCAGCTGCCCAAGGTATTGATGTGCTGAACCTGATCAAGAGTATGGAGGATCAACAAGCTGAGATGCAACAACAGATGGGTATGCAGAAGGAGATGGCTCTGGTCAACCAGACCGCTGCTCTTGCTAATACACCGCTGTTTGATCCCAGCAAGAATCCCGATGCAATGACTTTACTCAATGGACAAACAAATCCCCAGCAAGCCCCAACGGGTCAAGAAGAAACCCCTCCCCCCGGTCTCTAACCCTCTTACCAAGGAAGACCGAGAAGAGTTCACTGAAAACAAATACGCCCGTCGTACCAACCTGATTGGTAAAGCGACCATTGGTCGTCCTAATCGTGTTGAGACGGTAGGGCTTGGCAATTTAACCGTACAAACCGCACATGGCAATCAACCTGACGTATGACACCTCTGACGATCCTATGTCCCTTGAAGAGGCTGAGGCTCGTGACTCTGAAAGTCTGGAGATTGGTGAACGTCTAGCACAAGAACAAGAAGCCCTGTTGGCTGGTAAGTATCGTGATGCTGAAGAGCTGGAACGTGCTTACCTTGAACTTCAATCGAAGTTTAGTCAGCGCGGCCAGGAGCCCGAAGCTGAAGAACCTGAAGTAGCAGAGGAGGAAGAAGAGGTGATCGAGGAGGGAGACTACTCTTTCCTTAATCGTCTTGCTGAGGAGGCTGACTCTGGTCAGTTCTCTGATGAAACCCTGCAAGCTTTGGAGGGTTTGTCAGCTGCTGATATTGCTGATATGTTCCTCAGCTACCGACAGAACGCTGAACCACAAGTCGAGAGCTTTGCTCTTGATGAGACTGATGTCAGTGAACTGAAGGGTGTTGCTGGTGGTGAACAGCAGTACAACAACATGATGGCATGGGCTGCTCAGAACCTTGCACCGGAGGAGATCCAGGTTTATGACCAAGTTATGGACCGTGGTGATCCTCAAGCTATTTACTTTGCTATTCAGGCTTTGAGCTACCGATTCAATGATGCGGTTGGGTATGAAGGTCAGCTGTTGACCGGTAACGCTGCACGAACTGTGGATGCATTCCGTAGTCAGGCAGAGGTTGTTCGGGCGATGAGTGATCCTCGCTATGAGAATGATCCGGCCTACCGGCAGGATGTATATGACAAACTGGAACGTTCAAACCTGAACTACTAGTCTTAGCAGTTGTAGAAGAGTAAGCAATATTAAAGTCCTTTGCAATGAACTAATGCTAACTCTGACACTTACACTTGCTTCTCTCGCTTCGTGGTATGGGATTCCGTATCACGGTAGACGCACCGCCTCCGGTGAGATCTACAACATGAATGCATTAACTGCTGCTCACCGCACACTCCCATTTGGAACCAAAGTCCGGGTGTGTAATACCTCCACAAAGAGGTGTACCAATGTCGTTATTAATGATCGTGGACCTTTTGTGCATGATCGCGATATTGATTTGAGTAGGGCAGCAGCTGATGCGATTGGCTTGAGGGGCATGGGTGTAGGTCAAGTAACCATCACTACCATTCGATGAACAATGGCTAAAGCAAGTCCTTTTGATCCGAAGGTCTCTTCGGTAACTGTGCAGTATGTGACTGCTACTTCAACCAGCCCAGCGTTTCTTAATGCTTACGGCGAAGCTGCCCAGACCCTGACCGAACTAAGCCCTAAGGGTGTGAAGGTACAGGCAGGTGGTGCTGCCTGGGCGTAGCACTAATTATTTGGATTGGGGGCACCTCAGTGTCGGACCCCCTTTCTCTTGGCTATTGGCCCGCTAAGGCGGATACCCTTTAGTCATTGACAGTCTGGAGAGACAGACAAAAAACAAAAACACTTGAATGCACATGACATCACGTCTTGTGAATTCCTAACCGGTTAGGGAGAACTATTAACTTCTCTCTCTTTTCTAACAATGGCTAACGCCGTACAATCCGTACTCGGTACTCTTAACAAAGCTGTATCTAGTACCGCTGGAACCAATGCGTACGATACTAAGTACGCTACATATCTGAAACTGTTCAGCGGCGAGCTGTTCAAAGCTTATGAGTCCGCCACGATTGCACGTGATACCGTGCAGCGTCGTACTCTGAAGAACGGCAAGTCCCTGCAGTTCATCTTCACCGGTCGTATGACCGCTGGTTACCACACCCCTGGTACTCCTATCCTGGGTAGTGGTGATCCCCCGGTGGCCGAGAAGACCATCGTCTGTGACGACCTGCTCGTCAGCTCTGCCTTTGTGTATGACCTGGACGAGACTCTCGCTCACTACTCGCTGCGCGGCGAGATTTCTAAAAAGATCGGTCATGCCCTCGCTGAGGCTTATGACAAAAAGATCTTCCGTATGATCGCCAAGGCTGCACGTGAGGCTCACCCCATCACTGCTGCTCCTGGCCCTGAGCCCGGTGGTTCGATCATCCAACTGGGTGTTCAGAAAGAGTTCGATGCTCAAGCTCTGGTGGATGCCTTCTTTGAAGCAGCTTCTATCCTTGATGAGAAGAACCTGCCCAAGACTGGCCGTACCGCTGTGCTGTCTCCTCGTCAGTACTACGCTCTGATCAGCCAAGTTGACACCAACATCCTGTACCGTGAATTCGGCAACACCCAGGGTTCGATGAACACTGGTGAAGGTCTGTACGAAATCGCTGGTATCCAGATCAAGCGTTCCAACAACCTGCCTTTCCTGGCCGGTAACGTAGCTGCTGTGACTGGTGAGAACAACAACTACTCTGGTGACTTCACCAACCACTGCGGCCTCATCTACCAAAAAGATGCTGCTGGTGTTGTGGAAGCCATCGGTCCTCAAGTGCAGACCACCTCTGGTGATGTGTCTGTGCTGTATCAAGGTGATGTGATCCTGGGCCGTTTGGCCATGGGTTGCGGCACCCTGAACCCCGCTGCTGCTATTGAACTGCAGTCTGCTCGTTCCTGATAAAGGAGGTAACAACCGATGGCACGTCAAATTGTTGACGGTGTGGGCGTTACTACTAGCGAGACCTACTACCCCTTTCCTCCTGTTGAATTTGGTCGTTCCGGTGGCACTGTCGCTTCTGTGACTCGTGTCAGCGGAGGCACTGGATACTCGGCAGGTACGTTGGCTACTACTGATGACAACGTCAACGGTAGTGGCTGCACTCTGACCGTCACCGTAACCGGTGGTGTGATCAACGCAAGTGTAACTGTCGCCAACGGTGGTGATGGTTACCGTGTTGGCGATCTTCTGACTGTTACCGGTGGTGGCGGCAATGCAACCTTCCGTGTTGCAACCCTTTCCTATACCAAATGAGGTAACAACAAATGGCCGTTTCTAACGCCGCTGGTGTCTGCACCACTGATGCAGAACGTCTTTCCGTAGCCAAGACCCGTCGTGGTTTTGGTTCGGCTGTAGCTGACTCTGCTGTCAAGTCGGTGACCAAAGGTCTTCGTCTTGCCTACCCCAGCGTTGAGTGCAACATCACCAACGTCTGATCTTTTAATTACGGGGGAGCTTATTAAGAGTTCCCCCATTTTTCTTTAATAGTGATATGCCCCTTCCTAGTGCTTTAGTGGCCACCGAACTGGCTGCCGTAAATCAAATACTCGGAGCAGTAGGACAGGCTCCTGTCACTACTCTCGATCAAACCAACCCTGACGTAGCTATCGCATACGACACCTTGAATGAGGTGAACCGTGAGGTACAAGCTGAAGGCTGGTCTTTTAACACAGAATCTGAGTACCCATTCACACCCGATAACAACGGTCAGATTGCCATCGCCGACAACATACTTCTTCTCGATCTTTCTGATCTGCCGGAGAACCGTGGCATTGACGTAGTCCGTAGGGACAGCAAGCTCTACAACAAGATCGATCACACATTCACGTGGACACAACAGCTGAAGTGTGACGTGGTCTGGTTGTTTGAATTCAAAGATCTTCCGATCCCGTTCCGTGATTACATCACATCACGAGCAGCGGTTCAAGCTTCAACCAAGATGGTTGGAGATAACACGGTCTATCAGATGCTTCAACAGAAAGAAGCCATGGCCCGTGCTAACGCCCTTGAATATGAATGCAATCAAGGCAACTACACGTTCTTCGGCTTTCCACGTGGAACGAACTTCTACAACAGTTATCAACCGTACCGTACCTTAGCTCGCTGATATGGCTTCAGTTACTCAGCGCATCCCTAACTATTTAGGGGGTGTTTCACAGCAGACAGATGATCTGAAATTTCCGGGCCAACTACGTGCTTGCCAGAACGCCTATCCTGAACCCACGTTTGGTTTGATGAAGCGTCCTGGTGGCAAGTTCGTTGCAGAACTAAAGACCGCTGCTGGGGCTGTGATTTCCCCATCGACCTACGACAATGGTAGGTGGTTCTCAATCTTTCGAGATAGTGTTGAACAGTATATTTGTGTAATCAAAGGTAGTGAGATTAAGATCTGGGATCTCCTGACTGGGGCACCAAAGACCGTTAATTATGGTGTCGGTGCCACTACTTACTTGACTGGTGGGAAGGATGACTACGATGTACTGACCATCAACGACTACACATTCATTACCAACAAGCTTGTTACTGTAGGCACTCAGGCTGCTCCTAGCTATGCATACGGTAAGCGGGCTACAATCCGATTAAATGGCGTAGAGTATGGTGCGAAGTATGAAGTCAAGCTTAACAGTACTACAGTAAGCTACACGACGTTCAATGCTGAGGCTGCAATCACAACACCCAGTCAAACTGAAAAGACTGTGGATGCAGATAAGATTATCGATGCATTAGTCACAGCAATAAATGGGATCAGTGGCTTTACTGCGACAAAGATCGGGACATCAATTGAAGTTGAGAATGCGTCAGCATTTACTATCAGCGTCAAAGGTGGTGCCGACAAAGAGGCGATAGTAAGCTTTCAAGACTCCGTTGAGAATATCTCTCGACTTCCTGCGAAGGCAAAACATGGAAGAATCGTCAAAGTTAGCAATAGCGTTGCGGTAGAAGATGATTACTATGTAAAATTCTTTGCAGAAAATGGCACCTCTGGTCCTGGTTATTGGGAGGAGACAATTAAACCTGATGTCAGCACAGGTTTAACTGCTTCTACAATGCCACACCAACTGGTACGTGAAAGTAATGGCACCTTCACGTTCAAACAAGCAACGTGGGAGAATCGACTTGTTGGGGATGATACCAGCAATGAACACCCGACGTTTGTCGGTCAAACCATTAAGAAGCTCTTCTTCTATAACAATCGTCTAGGGGCGTTGACTGAAGAAAACGTCTCCATGAGTCAAACTGGAGACTACTTCAACTTCTACCACAACAGTGCTCTGACCACTATTGCTTCAGACCCGGTTGACATCAGCTGCTCCTCCATCCGCCCTGCAACGCTCCACGGTGTAGTTCCTGTGGCTCAAGGCTTGCTGCTGTTTAGCCGGTCTCAGCAGTTCATGCTGCAGGGTTCTAACGGTGTTCTAAGTCCTGGGGGGACAACCATTAAGACCATCTCTAATTATGAGATGGATATCTTTAATGATCCAGTTGACCTAGGGACTACTGTGTCATTCATCGCTAAAACACCGTCATACAGTCGTGTGTTTGAGATGCAGACTCGTGGTCAGGATGAAAGTCCAGTGGTCTTAGACATCTCTCGAGTAGTACCAGAGTGGATTCCATCAACGATTGATCAAGTGGCAAGTTCACCTCAAAACTCACTGCTGTCAATGGGATCAACTTCAAGTGAAGACTTATACCTGTTCAGGTTCTACACAACAGGAGAAGAGCGGCAGATTCAGTCGTGGTTTACTTGGAAGATGTCTGGGAAAGTACTTCACCATGCATTCAACAGCGATGTGCTATGGGTACTAACAAAACAGGCAGACTCCTACATTATCCATAAGCTGAACCTTGTTCAGAGTTCAACCACTTCAAGCTTTGTGACGAGTGGTGGGAGTCGTGTTGATCCACGGTTGGACATGTGGTCAGTACCAGCAAGTAAGACATTCGTAAGTTCTGGTGGGTCAGAATACACAAAGATCTACCTGCCCTACAAACACGATGCCAGCAATACATTGTGTGTGGTAACTACAAATACAGTAAGCACTCCTACGTACACCAATGCTGGCTTGGTTCTATTCCCGACAGTACTACAAGATGCGGGTGGTTATTACGCCAAGGTAGATGATCTGAACCTGACGAGTGACGACCTAGTGGTTGGTTACACGTACAGCATGGACCTTGAACTACCGAGGCTCTACTACAGGTCTGGCGGGAACAATAACCAGTCCGACCATGCTGCTTCACTTATCCTTGCCAGACTGAAGTTCATGTTTGGACTTACTGGTGATGTGGTATTTAAGCTGAAAACCGCAGGTAGGAGTGAATGGGTAGACACTCAGGGGGTCAAGGATGCTGAATATTATTTGGCCAATGACATTCCATTTATTGCTACATCCCAATTTACAGTACCCGTACATCAGCGGTCAGAGAACTTTAACCTTCGCGTGACATCTGATTCACCTTTTCCCATCAGCCTTTTATCGATGGTGTGGGAAGGAAACTATTCACCACGATTTTATCAGAGGACATAGTAGATGGCTCTACTTGAAACCCTATTTACAGTAGGCTCTGCAGCCGCTGGCATTTTTGGTGGGGCTCAGCAGGACAGAGCTGCCAACAGGGCTGCTGCTGCTCAAGACAAATATAACAGAAAGCTTTACAGATATAACCGTAAACAAGCCCGCCGAGAATACAGGTATCAGAAACAGGGTATTAACATTGCTCGTCAGAACAATGAGAGCGAACTGACCTGGCGGGAAAAGACTGCTCAGCAAGACTGGGAATACGGGCTCAAGATTCAAGACTATGAGTACCGTAATCAGATGCAGCAATATGCTAAGTCTGAGCAGGTGTATAAGATGCAGCGGCAGTTCAATGAAATTGCTGCTTCGGATGCAAGATCAGCTGAGCAGCGGAAGTTGCAGGAAACATTCACAGAGATGGCTTTTGATAACCAAGACCTATTTGTGAAGATGCTTCAGGAAGAAGGTCAAGCAATGTCACTTGGTCAAGCTGGTCGTACTTCATCAAAGATTTTGGCATCAGCAATTGCTGGGTACGGCCGAAATCAAGCGATCTTGGCAGAGAGTTTGTTAAGTGCTGAGAAGCAGAACAAGATCAACATGAAGAAGATTTCTACTGACAAGTACGGAGCAGACCTTGCAGCAGAAGCAAACCGCATGATTCGACCTGAACGCCTTCCATCCTTGCCTAGACCATTCACCATGCCCAGGACTGTATTCCAGAACCCACAAAGGCCTGGAAAGCCACCAAGGCCTATTGCAAGTGCTCAGACATCTGCAGGTGTTATGTCTGGTATTTCAAGTGGTATTGGAGCGATGGCCGGTATTAACTGGAGTTCACCGTTCTCCTAAGAACAATTCGTCAATCGGTAACTATGGATCAGATCAGATACAGAGGGTACGCCCAAAGTAATGGCTTTGATCCCATAAATGTTCCAGATAGTACCCGCAGAATAGCTGAGCACGGTGCTCGTGTCATACGTGGCATGGAGGCCGAGCGTGATCAGTTGCGGAGAAATCGGGATGAGTATGGGGCAGCCGTCGAAAGGAAGAACGCTCAAGAAGCGCAGAACCGTGAAGCCAACAATCAATTCAAGGCTCGGAACAGGGAAAGATATCAAGAAGCAGTTCTACGGAACCAGCAGCTTGAAATCACAAATGCTCAGACTAATGCAAACAACTTAGAAAAGAACCTGGCCGCTCTGTCTGGTCTTTCTACAACGATCAGCAAAAGGCTACTGGATTGGCAAGAGGAACGGAAGAAGGCTGATATTGAAGAAGGCACCATGCTGTATTACCAGAATGGGGTTCCTCTAGATCAAGTCGAACAGTTCAATCAGCAAGAAGCTGCCTTTATCAAAACACGAGACGCCACTAACTTCACTGCACTTCAATTAGCAAAGAGTGGTAATCCACCAGAACTGGTTGAGCAGCTGCGTGGTCTTTCTCAGTGGAAACGGTATGGGTACATGATTGGCCTAGCCCAGGGATCTGCAAAGGAATGGGAAGGTTATCTGAATGACAAGCTCAACTCAGACAACGAGACTCAAATCAACCTGGGTGAGTCAACGCTGACTCCTGCACAAGCAGGTCAGTCAAACGATCCAACTGTTCTTGGTGCTGTGACGAATGTACTTCGTCGACAGTTCATCAGTGAACGTGGACTAATGGGTGCCAACCCTGCACTCCTAAATAAGTACCTCTTCCCAACCATGAAGGAAGGTGAGGAGGCCGTGTTGAAGCGGTGGAATGGCGAGATGAATCGCCGCAAGGCTACTGCTCTTGCTGACGAAGAAGGAGGCATTCTTGCTAAAGGGTTGACTCCCGGTCTGGCTGGTCAAAGCTTCAACACCTATGTCTCCAACATGGCTTCGGTCATTAACCCAAAGACAGGCTTTGCCAATGGGTTTGATGGCGCAAGAGATCAAGCACTTACAATCATCAGGTCACTTGCTAAATCAGGTGATATTCCGTCTGGTGTTCTAGAGGATATCCAAGGGACTCCGATCCCAGGTGGTGGCCAGACATGGGGTGATAAGTTCCCCCAACTGTTTTCTGGTCTTGACGATGAAATCAGAGACGGCATCCAAGCTGATGTACGTCGGCAGGAAGCAGAAGAGGATGCAGTTGAAAACGACCGCACTGAACAGCTAGTTGCATACCTCACAAACAAAGGCGGTGCAACGGAAGCTGAGAAGACGATGATTGAAGAGACTTACCTCAGCAGGGGTAAGCCTGTTCCCGACATCATTAAAGGATTGATCACGGTCGAGAAGAAAAGTGATCAAGACGCAACAACGTACATCGAATCACAGCTTGCCAGTGGTCGTGGAGTTACATTAGACGAACTACGCACCAACGGTTACAGCCCTTCAATCATCCTTAAGTACAAGGATCGGGTCAAGGATTATGAAGACAAGATCCTAAAGAATCCTAACTACAAAGCTCAGGTCAATGCGCTGAACCTGATGCTGGAAACAAACATTCTTGGTTCTGCTACTGACCGCCGTCCACATTGGACACTTCCACTGGCTAAAGCGGAAGCAGAGCGACTGCTGCAATCTGAATATCTCAACCTTGTGCAAGGCGGTCAGATGTCCCAGGCACAGGCTCTGGACAACGCAGCTAAGAAGGTACGTGTTCTTATTGATGAAGGTAAGCCTCGTAGTGGGAACCCGAAAGGTGTCGGTCCATTCGCCCTAGAGGTGGACTCGGCCAACCCTGAAGCTGCCAAGCCTAACGGGGGTTTCCGTAAGTACATGAGCGGCCCAAGTGCCAACGTACAGGAAGCGCGGAATGCGTTCAAGCGGATCGAGAATGCAACGACACTGAATGCCAATGCCTTTAAGCAGACAGTTCTGATAAGCGATGCTGACTTCAGACAGCTAGAAATCCTTCGGTCCAACCCATCTGCATCGTTCCCGCCGTCCATCGTCTACATGGCCAACAAGGCGCGTCTAAGCCCTTGGGATATTGCTGACGGTCAACTGGAGGTAGCCAGGAAACCGCTCCTCACACGGCCTCCTGAAGTGCAGTGGTCAGATCAAATCGATCCAAAGCTACGTCAACTCCTTTACGTAGACCCCAGCCGTAATCGTACGAACCGAGCCTTTGCTGGTACACAGTGGAATGCTGCCAAGGTTCCCAATAACTGGGGGGTTCACGTTGAACGTGCTGCTGCTAAGTACGGGTTGGATCCTGCACTGCTGGCGGGCCTCCTTGCTCACGAAAGTGCTGGATGGAAGGCAAATGCTATGAGTGAATCTGGTGCTGTTGGTCTGGGTCAGATCATGGACAACACCCTGGCTGAAGCTGGCATGACAGCTAAGGATCGCCTCGACCCGGTGAAGAGTATCTACGGTGCAGCAAAGGTCTTCAGTGGCCGGCTTGCCGCTGTAAATGGCAATCTAACACTAGCTCTTCGTGCATACAACATGGGACTGGCTGGTGCTACTCGGAATCCTGGTGGATATCGAGGTGATTCTGAATCCATTCAATACCCATCTAAAGTCCTCAAGGCAGCTGCTATCTACGGATACGGCTACGGCCAGGGTTCTCCGTTTAGGCGACCGGACACTATGAACCCCAGACTGGCATACCGCATTGGCAGTCTCGGATATGGATCCACTGGTCCTCACCTTGATGTGAAACCTGTCATGGTTGGTTCTACGGACGGTCGTAGTGGTAGAAACCTCCCTGCATATAAAGCTGGCACTCTTGATCCCTACGTCTTGGTGAAGATTAACGGAAAGCTGGTCCCCATATCGAAGGGTTCTACAACTACCGACAATGATGCTAAACACCGAGCCCGTGGATCTTTCGGGCACGACTATGCGGCTCCTGACGGTACTGAGGTCTACCTCCGTAATGGAGCACGGGTTGTTGGTAGCTACAAGGGTGATCAAGGCACGGATCATACGATTATTGAACTTCCTGATGGTCGTCGCTTTCAATTCCTCCACGGTAAAAACGCATAAACTATGACAAGCAGCTATCGCATTCCTGATGCTCGCCCGATAAGTCCAGAAGAAAGCCAACTGAACTACGCTCAGACTCAGGGGCTTGTGATGGCTGAAGAGCAAGCACAACAGGAACAAGTAAACAATCAAAAGGAAGCTAAAGCTACTGCACCTCAAACAGCAAAGACTCAAGCTGAAAACCTTCAATCACTCAAGGAACCAACTGGTCTCGGTGGTGTGGCCAAGGAAATCGGCACTGCTGTAGTTGGTGCTGGTATTGATGCTGTAGAGGGTATTGGTAGCAATCTGGAGCAGACCTTCACTGGCAACCTCAACAATCCTAAGTTCGTCCCTACGTGGCTTCAGGTAGATGACAAGGTTGAGCCGATGAATAAGACGTGGTGGGGTCAACTCACCCGTTCCATTGGTGAATATGGCCTGCTTAGCCTGGCTACTCGTGGTGCTGGTAAAGGCGCTGCTGCAACCAAGATCCCCGGACTCTCTGGAGCAGGTCAGTTCATCAGCAGTACTGGTTCCACCAAAACTGGAGCATTAGCACGGGAGATGGCACGTGGTGTCGTGGTTGGTAACCTCAGCTCCATGTCACTGGATGACAACGCCACCAAAGCGTTGACTCAGGTCTTCCCGTGGTTCCCTGATGTCCTTGCCACCAAAGATAGTGACAGCCCACTCCTACGTCGGGCAAAGAACTCCCTTGAATCAATTGGTTTTGATTTTCTGTTTGACAGAATCGGTGCTGGCATCAAAGCCAAGATGGCAAGCCAGGCTGAACGTAATGCAGCAGCCCAGGCAGCTCTTGAAACTAAGGTCAACGAACCCAAGGGTCCGAAGGTCAACCTGACTAAAGCGCAGGTAGCAAGCCTGACTGATGAGCTAACTCCGACTCCCACCGTCAACAAACGAGCCATTGAGGATCTGGCTAAAGGTCTGTGGAACGATGAGCAGCTCCGCACCCTTTCCCAGAGTCTGCGTACCACTGAGTATGGAACTAAAGCAAAGGCTAAGCCGTGGCTGGAACTGGCTGACCGTCTAGATAAAGCAGCTTCAATGACACCAGTTCGTGTCAGTAAGGAAGCAGCTGAAGAGATCTCCAGTGTTAACCCCGTCAAGGTCTACAACGAAGAAATCGCTTCCAACCAGAAGGCCCGTCAAGAAAACTTTGACGAGATGGCCATGAGTCGGTATGCCGATGATCCTGAAGGTGTGAACGGTCCTGATGGGTATGTCAACAGTCCACTGTTTGACAAGCATGAGAACTCTGTCTTCAGTGTCAAAAAGGACAGCCTGACTAAAGCTCTTCTGGATGCATACCGCATCGACTCTGATCCTCTTGTAAAGGATGGCCGTGTTCGGTCTTTGTTCACCGAAGCTGCTCTTGAGAAACGTCTTGCTGGTACAGATGCTGTACGACGCAAGATAATTGAAAGTGTTGCAGAGAAATCCCTTAAGGGTGACGACTTTATTGGTGAAGTAAACAGTGTCCGTGTTACCCGCAAGGAGTACAAGCGGCTTGCTGTTGCACGTGCTATTGACCTCTTTGACGACTTCTCCAACCCTGAAGACCTCGACGCCTTCAAGGCCAAGATGCTTGACAACCAGATCAGTGAACCCATTGCTGGTCGAACTGTTAAGTATCTGAACGCTGAGAACTTCGCTGCAGCTGAACTCTTCATCAACGTAACTGCTGGTGAAATGGCTGACATCGCTGCTGCTGCTAAGTCAGTACGCGGTTCCATCGATATTACTCACCAAGAGAACATGTTGATGCGACGGATGGAGTTCCTGCTTAAGGAGACTTGGAAGTACAAGTACCTCTGGGGTCAACGGGGTAACTTGATTAAAGATGCTGGTGTCAACCTGATCAAAGGTACTGACATTGATCAAGCTATCAAGTCAATCGACGACCGTGTGGCCAACACGATGACCACGCTCCGTCAGATTCGTGACTCTGGAGATGATCGTCTCATCAACCACTTTGTCGATGCAATGGCCATCAGCGGTGGTGATGTGAAGACTCTGGCCCAGATGGATCAGTACATGAAGGATCGCATCTGGAAATGGGGTGCTGCTAGCCCTGAAGAGCAGGGAGGCATCATCCGTGGTTTGCAGAGCACCTACATCAACAGTGTTCTGTCTGGACCTAAGACTTCGATTAGAGCTTGGACTGGTACATCCCTAGCTGTAGCTCTACGTCCGCTCACCACGTTCATGGGGGGATTGGCACGAGGTGATGAGCGTGTACAAGCAAAAGCACTCAATCAGATGGGTGTCTGGTTTGAAGGTTTCCAAGAAGCTATGGGTATGGCCTCCACAGCGTGGAAAAACCACCTTTCTGGTGAAGGCATTCCGTACTCCAACTTTGCTGGTAACACTGATGCCCTCCACCTGAAGCCTGAATGGAAAGCCCTTGGTGACTGGGTTGATGCCCGTGGCAATCTCGGTGATAAGGCTGGATATGGTCTAGCAACAGTGATGAGTAGGTTCAACAACTTCCCACTTGTCAGCTACAGCATGGGTGCCATGGGTGCAGGTGACGCTGCTAACCGCACAATCCTCGGCCGCATGCAGCTTAAGTCAATTGCATTTGATAAGGCTTGGGATGCAACCGGTGGAAAGGTAGATGCAAACCTCATCCGTAGATACGAAGAAGAGTTTCGTAATCAGATCTTTGATAAGGATGGAATCGTCACTGACAAAGCTGCAACGCTTGCTGGTGATGAGGCTGCTCTGACAACGGAACTAGGTGATGGGTTCAGATGGATAAATGACCTTGTCACACAACACCCGTGGACCAAGCCATTCCTGATGTTCCCTAAGACAGGTGTTAATGCACTCAAGTACAGCCTTTCGTATAACCCACTTGGAACGATGGGGCCGTATGGCAAGAAGGTCCCCATCTTCAACAGCTTCCTAAAGGAGGTTGACGAAATCCTCAACGTCACTCCTGACACTATTGAAGCTGTGACCGCCAAATACGCCATCACAGACCTTGCCGCTACTCAGGCGATGTATGAAGGCCGTATTGCAATGGGTCAAGTGATCACCCTTGCTGCAGTTGGTCTTTGGATGAACGGAGCATTGACTGGCAACGGTCCTGCTGTGAAAGAAGAGCGTAATGCTTGGTATCAGTCACAGTGGAAGCCACGCTCAATCAAGCTTGCTGACGGCGTTTGGGTTGGATACGACAGCATTGATCCATTTGCAAGCCTCCTTGCATTGATCGCTGACATCGGAGATAACTCTAATAACAACGGTGGTGTATGGACTGAGACGTGGCTTGAGCGTGTCTCGTACCTGACCGCGATGAACCTCACCAACAAGACCTTCCTAACCGGTCTTCAACCACTGACTGAGCTACTCAGCTCTGGTGGTGCTGGTAGGGCTGTTAACAACACAGCTTCGATGCTTATCAACGGTGTGGTTCCGTTCTCCAGTCTCCGGAAAGAACTAGCAGAAGGCTTTAATCCAGGAATGCGGGAGCTGGAAAACGACTTCCGTCAGCAGATCGCAAACAGAAATCCGGGATTGAAAGGTCAGCTCCCATTCAAACGGGACATCATTGACGGTGAACCACTTCGTCTCTACAGCCCATGGATCAGGGCATTCAATACTGTTAGCCCATTCCAGATTAACCCTGGTTGGGATCAGACCCGCGAACTTCTTCGTAAATCTGGGTACGACGTAGCTTTCACCCTTCGTACTGATAGCAAAGGTCGCAAGCTAGCTGCCACCGAACGCAGCCGCATGCAAGACCTGATGGGTGATTACGGGATTGGGAAGAAGCTCGATTCCCTGTTCCGAACTCAAGCCTATAAAGACTCATACGACCTTGTCTTGGGTCTACGTGACAAAGGTATTCCAGCAGACCAATGGCCAACAAGTGCTAACTACCACACTAAGGCTATTGACCAGATCTTCCGTGAGGCAAAACAGTACGCCGAAGTGAGGATGTCTTCTGAGAATGGTGATTCAACAGCTGTTATGACATCACGCTACGCGGAGCTTGGTCAGCAAGCATCCAAGCGTGGTGATACAAAGACAGCTGAGCAATATGCAGAACTCCTCCAAATGCTTAATAAATAGCGATGGCAACCACTCAGAATACATACACAGGGAACGGTTCAACCGTTCTCTATTCTTTCACCTTTCCATATCTTGAGACAACCGACATCAAGGTTTCCTTGAACGGTACGGTTACAACTGCATACACCCTAGCCAACGCCACTACTATCCAATTCACAACGGCTCCGGCCAATGGAGCTGCGATACGTATTTACAGACAGACTGATGATTCCAATCTTCAGTCAACGTTCTATCCGGGTTCTGCTATCCGGTCTTCGGACCTGAATGAGAACTTTACGCAGAACCTGTACGTTACACAAGAGGCTAATAACACCTCTGCTGCCGCAACGACTACTGCTAACGCTGCCACCACCACAGCCAATACAGCACTTAGTAACTCCAACACTGCCATCACCACGGCAAATGCAGCAACAACAACGGCTAACACGGCCTCTAGTAATGCAACTGCTGCTGTAAGTACTGCAAACTCTGCAGCCAGTACCGCAAGCACTGCTTCTACAAATGCAACCACTGCAGTAAACACAGCTAATACAGCCCTGTCTACGGCTAATACTGCAGCAAGTAATGCAACTGCTGCTGTTTCTACAGCCAATACTGCATCTAGTAATGCTAGTGCTGCTGTCTCTACGGCCAATACTGCAAGCACCAATGCAAGTGCTGCTGTATCTACAGCTAACACAGCATCAACCAACGCCACCACTGCTATCAATACAGCCAATAATGCACTTAGTGTAGCTAATAATGCTCAGTCTACGGCCAACACTGCCGGGGCAAACGCTAGCGCTGCATTGAATGCTGTTGCAGGTACAGTGCAGTATGCACTCGTTGCTAATGTTGCTGCTATTCCGTCATCTCCTACGAACGGTTACGCGATTGAAATTGCTAATTCAACTGGTATTGAAAGCTTCAGTCCGTTAACCAACCGTCCTGCAGGATTTGTTGGTGATACTGGTCTTAGTGTA